CCACTCGCAAGATTGACGAGACCGTCGCAGAAAAAGTGATTAAAACTCACAACCTAGAAGATACTCTGTATAAGTATGTACAGACTGTCGATGAAGACGCTCTTATGGGTGCTTTCTATGAGGGCAAGATTACTGAAGACGAACTGGATGAGATGTTCCCAGCAAAGATTACATGGGCTCTCATGACTAAAAAGGTAAAATAACCACATGGCAGGTATGCGTGGCGAGGACGAAATTCTTAAAGCATTTGAAGGCTTAGATAAAGCCCCAGGCTCTAAGAACTTTCGTCGTCCTGACTCAACTGTTGCAAAACAAAAAAGAGCCAAAGCCTACGGCGAGTCGAATGGCTGGGATTCAACTCCTACCATTAGACTTATCCAAGGAGTACAAACAGAACTGTTTACTATCGGTGCCTTAGCCAAGGCATTGGAGAAGCAGATTGTTACTATTCGTATGTGGGAGAAAAAAGGTTACATCCCACTTGCCCCATACCGCTTGCGCTCGAAGAGTTTAAATGGTAAAAAGGTAAATGGAAACAGAGTCTACACAAGAAAACTTATTGATATTGCTATCGAAGAGTTCTCCAGGCGTGGACTTTTAGGCACCGCTCGTGTAGAGTGGAGTCAGCACGAAGATTTGACAGCAGACATTGTGTCTCGCTGGAAGGTTGCAGTGCAACAACGAGAGTCGTAAGACCTCAAACCCGAGAGTGCGAAAGCCTCAATACCGAAAGAATAATCGCAGTATCATTAATGCACCAAGCGTAGACTCGTCCTTCTACACAGAAGAAGACGAAGACATCGAACCAAAGCACGGCACCACCGTTCAGGCTGGCTGGGAAGCAGCAAGTCAGTCACTCAAGCCAAAGGCATCAGGAGACTACCCGAACGATTTCCGTTTCACCGAAAGCGTTCAGTTGGTCCGTTTCTTGGACAACGCACCATTCGCCGTCTACCGTCAGCACTGGATTGACCGTGAAGGCAAGAAATCGTTTGTCTGTCTAGAAGCAGAATGTCCTCTATGTCACATCGTTGGTGACACCCCTCGTGGCAAGTTTGCATTCAACGTGTTGGTCCTCACCGAGGAGAACCCAACTGTGCAGATTCTAACCGCTCCACCTACTTTTGCTCGTCAGTTGCAGGCTGTTGAGAACGACCCACGCCGTGGTCCTCTCTCGAAGCACTACTGGGCAATTTCTCGTCAAGGTACTGGTCCGCAGACCACGTACACCCTCGACCGTGTTCGTGCGGATGACCTTGCCGAAGAGTGGGACCTCAATCCAGAGAAGATTTCTTCTCTTGCGGATGAGGCAGTGAAGTACGACCAGAAGTCAATCTATGTCACCCCTCGTGCAGAGTTGATTACTGTCGCTAGGTCACTGGTCTCCTAACACCCACTCACCCCATAGGGGGCTAAGATTCTAACTAGTTCGTGATTCCTCTAGTTATGTCTTAGCCCCCTATTATCATCTTTGAACGAGGGCTCATGAATATCATCACTACACAGGAACAACTCCAGGAGTTTGTTCGTTACTACAAGACCGTTGACGCCTTTGCGTTTGACGTAGAAACTATTGGCGACAATCGCCTATACCCAGTCATCAACGATGTCTGCTGGATTTCCTTTGCGACTGAGGGTCGCACAGACGTTATCCCTATGGGTCACCCTAATGGTGACTTTGAATTCTGGAAGAAGCCATTGCTTCTCGAAGGTCAGAGGCGAGTTACTAGTGGCAAGCCAATTACAGACGCACACTTCTCCAAGAACCAAGACAAGTGGGAAGCAGTATTCTCTGAGCCACCTGTGCAGTTAACTCCTGCTGAGGTGTTTAAAGCCATTGAGCCAATCATGTTTGGTTCAGCATTGAAGATTGCTCACAACGCTAAGTTTGACCTTAAGTCTGTTGCAAAGTATTTTGGCGGTCACACCACCAAGAACCTAGTTCCTAGCAAGCCATACTTCGATACTCTAATGGCTGCGTTTGTAGTTAACAATCAGAACAAATTTGAATTAGGACTTGCTGCTTGTGTGAAGCGTGAACTCGGTATCGAGATTGAGAAAGGTGTGGGCGAGAACGTTGCACTCCACTCCTTTGGAGATGTCGCTAAGTATTCGGGTATTGACTCGCAAGTTACTTGGGAGTTGTACAAAGCATTAGCCCCAAAGATTACAGGCAATCTTAAGAAGGTCTGGAAGTTGGAGATGGATGTTCTTGCTGCTCTTTGCGACATGGAACTTACGGGCGCATACATTGACCAAGAAGCACTTGCAATCCTTGCTGAACAAATCAGTAAAGACAAAGAAGAAGCAGAAGCAGAAGCCTTCCGTGTTGCAGGCAAAGCATTTAGCATTAACTCCATCCCTACCAAGCAACGCCTACTATTTTCTCCAGACGAACATGGTGGCAAAGCACGCATTACTCCTAATACAAAGATTAAAACGGCATTGACACCAAAAGGTCAAGAAGCCCTTAGAGCCCGAGAGCCACTAAGTGAAATCCACTATTCAGTTTCTGCAGATGCTTTAGAGTTCTATCGCGGCAAAGACGCCTTAGTGGATGCTTTGCTAACTTACCAAGACCTAAACAAGTTGATGACTACATACGTTACTCCGTACACAGGTGGCGATGTGAAGCGCACTACCAATGGTAAAGAGAAGATTACTAAGCGCAAGAGCCTGATTATTAATGGACGTGTACACACTAACTTCAAGGCACATGGAGCAGAGACTGGCAGATTCTCATCCAGCGAACCTAACCTGCAGAATATTCCATCATCTGGTGACTATGGCACATTAGTCCGTAACCTATTTGTAGCCCCACCAGGATACAAGTTGGTTGTTGCTGACTACTCGCAGATTGAGCCACGAGTCATCGCGGCATTATCTCAAGACCCAGTGCTTGTTAAGAACTACAATGACGGTGGAGACATCTATACGACTATTGGTGACACGATGGGCGTTACACGTAAAGCAGGTAAAGTATTGGTTTTGGCTATCTCGTATGGCGTAGGACCTGACAAAATTGCCTCATCTATCGGTTGTTCTGTACAAGAAGCCCGTGACTTGCTGGTTAACTTCGAAAAGCGTTTCACTAACATCACGAAGTATAAGAGTAAAGTTATTCGTATGGCATCCCAGATTAGACCAATCCCATACGTGGAGACTCTATTTGGTCGTCGTCGCTACATTCCAGACCTACTCAGCCGAGAAAAAGGGTTGCTATCTCGTGCAGAGCGCCAAGCGTTCAATACTATGATTCAAGGCTCAGCGGCAGACATTATGAAACTGGCTTTGATTAGGGCTCACTCCTGCTTTACGGATGAACCAAACATCAACGTTATCCTCACTGTGCATGACGAACTTGTTATCATCACCCCAGAATCTAGGGCTGAGGAAACTGCTGAAGCATTGCGCATCTCTATGGAAGGTATCAAGTTGAAAGAAATTACTGTTCCATTGATTGCTGATGTAAAGATTGTAGATAAGTGGGGACAAGCAAAATGATGTTTTGGAAACCAAAGCATAAAGAACCAAGCATGAAAGAAATCTCCACCCGTATTAGAGGATTTCTACTGGACACTCAAACACAGAACGCCTATGCCTATAGCCTAATCATGGGCTGTAGTCCATTAAGCGTAGAGTTACGTGAGCATGAAGAGGATGAAAGTGAAAAGCGTATCGAAAAGATTGCCTATCTAAACCAATTCCTATTTGCTTATGCTAAAACTTTGTCAGAAGCAACCGTAGAGTTCCATAAAAAAGCAGCCCCAGAGGTAGAGATTATCCCTGATGCTGCCTGGAAACATACTCGTAAACTTCTTGACCAAGTAACCCTCTCCGTCTTGGTAGGGGCTATCTCACAACTAGTAGACATGGGTCTACTACAAATCCCAAGGAATAAACAATGAAGACTAAACTTGAAGACCTTCTAATGGACATTCGTTTCAAACTCACTTTCATTTCTGCCAAAAGGTACATCAAAGGTATTACAAAAGCCTACTCAACAGGATTTGACGCAGGGTTCACCGCTGGTGCGGCAAAGACAAAGGATAAAAAATGAACAACGCAAATTGGTGGGCTAATAAACTAGCCCAGAGCAATCCTCAACCAGTACAGCAAAGCAGACCAACTAACATGCCTGCTATGCCACCTAGCCAACAGCCTCTGCCCC